ATCAGAGTATTTTTCTTGTTCTCAACAAAATATCTCACAATCGAATATATCATCAGAGACTTTCCTGAGGCAGTTGGAGATATCAATAACTTTCTATTATGTCTTAAGGCATCGTATACTCCCTCTATCTGATACTCTCTGGGAGAGTATTTGGAGATAGCATTCATATAATCTTTGACACCTTCTTTTGATATACCCTCATTTACTTCAAAGGGTAATCCATAATGTTTATTATTTTTAAATTCGTAAGTGTATTTGTGATCTTTACAGAACTGTATTATTCTATCTAATAAACCAATATATATTTCTTTCTTTTGGATATTAAATAATCTTATCTTCCCATCCCAAAATTTCTTTTTATATGCTGGTGAAAAAGATGCACCAGGAACTTCAAAAGTGAACTGATCTGCTAATTCATAATAAACATGTATTTCTGCTTCTATATGAAGATACACCTCATTCTTTTTTGATATAACCAAATGTGACATAACATAATGTTCATTTGGTTATATTTAGTACCCCTTGTCAAGCTACATACCTGCTTGAAATCTATTCCATTCTATTGCATTTTTAATCTGGAATGTTCTATTAGAAACGTTTTTAATTATTTCTTCTAGAAATTTTAATGTGGCATCATAATATCTTATCTTCAAATCCAACTTAGTTAATTTCTCATCAGCATCCAGATGCCTCTGTATTGCGTCTTTTTCTCTAACCTTATACGGAAATGGTTCTTCTGCATATACCTCTGCTGGTGCCTTTCCTGTATAGAAGTTATATCTTTCTAACTTTACTCTGTTATAAGAATCTCTTGCTTTCTCACGCAACAAAGTAATAGTATTATAAAGAGTATAATACTTTGAATGTAATTGAGGGATTTTTAAAGATTCATCATGTAAATTATCAGGATCAATGACAGCATCACGCTCCCACATCTCCTGAATTTTGTCAAGGTTCATAAAATACTGACCACCGAGAAGGATTATCTGGACATGAAGCGTTTGGAAGATGACATTTTAATATCATAGCACAATTACAAATTGTACATTGGTTACGTTTATTAAACTTAGAACACTTCTTACATATACTGATTCTTTCTTCATAAATTTTACGAGGTACTAAAATCTGCATAATAATATTATATCATAATTTTTTACCAGTTGGATCAACTATGTCGTAGATAGTATACTTGAAAGTAACGTCTGCTGTAAAGTAATTTATATCACTCTCTGTAGCATCAAATTCTAAAGATGTCAAGTATACTGGAAATAAATCTTTGAATTTTACAACAGCAATATCATTATAATTGCTGTTTAGAATGTGAAGTGAACCATCACTATATTGTTCTTTTTTATCTCTTTGCCCTTCTTCGTTTTTAGTTATATCAATAAATTGTTGTGGTGATTCTGGAAAACCTAATCCAGTTAACCAATTATGAATCTTCATATAATTCTCAAGATTCTCATCAACTAAGAATCTTATATTTAATTCACCATAAGTAAGTTTCTCACCTGGAATATCAATATCCTTAAGGTAAGTTGATTCTATTGCAGTTCCTAAACTAATGTCAGGAATACGTGCAGTATTAGAAAAAAATGAAACTTTAGGATACTTTGATAGGGAAAATTTAAACCCTACTGGAGCAAGAAAGTTTCTATTCTTGATTTGGTTGGCTAATGCTCCACCGATTGATGTCATTATTCTCCTCCACCATTTCCACCATTTGAACCGTTACCACTGCCACCGTTGCCATTACCGCCACCATTAGCAGTCCCATTAGATGGTTTTCCATTCTGTCCATTTTTTGTATCCTCATCAGGCTCAATATATCCACCCCTACCTACATGATATCCACGAGGAGGAACAGAACATTTTTTACCATCATAATATTTTCCAGGAGGACATCTTTTTAAAGCTGCCTCCTCAATAAACCTATCAAAATCTTTCATTAGTCAATAATTTGCTCATACCATTGCTCACTCATACCCATTATAATACTATCTGCAGATTCTGCATTCTCAGCATAACCTTCATCAATAAGATGCTTTACAATCTTATCATGACGTTCTACTGCTTCTTTATACTGTTTAGGAGTTGGTTTCATTTTTAATTTACCTATTGAGATATTTATATTATAGTCCGTACTTTTCAGCTGCTATAGGACATGCTGCCTTTACAACTGCAGTTAACTTGGTAAGTTCATCACCACCTGTTGAACCACTTGATGCTCTTGAATCACATTTTGCTGCAATTTCTGCAACTGCTTTTTCCAATGCTGCTAATCTATCATCAACCTTTTTTTGAGTAGCACCTGTAGGAGCTTTATGTGTTTGTGCCTCTAATGCTTTTAATCTTCCCTCTACTTCTACATCATATTTTGACATAGATGCACCAGTTGCGGAAATCGATGCTTTTCCTTTAGCCATGATTAATTGTAAACTCTACATTTTATTTAGACAAAAAAAGAGGACTCTTTCGAGTCCTCTTTTGAAAAATATGTAATATCCGAATTACATGAGGTTCTTAACAGCAACACGTCTGTAGTAACGGTTAGAACTAACCTTAAGTCTACCAAGACCTTGGCTATCAACATTACCTTCAGCAAATGGGTTTGAAACAAGACCGTATCTTGTCTTAAATCCGATTTTTGGCTGGAAGCTGTTCTCTCCAACTGCACGAACCATCTGTAGAGGAACGTATGGGCAGTAGAATAATCCAGCGTCGTAAGGTGATGAACCTTTATATCCAATAACGTAGTACTGCTCTGCAGTCTGGTTAGATGAATATGGGTCGATGTATACTCTATACTTACCTTGAAGTACACCAGCAAATGTATTGCCTGTGTCATCAACATTAAGGTTAGCATTAAGTGCAGGGGTGTAATCAAGAACACCTGCCATTGTGAGTGCAGAAGCAACGTCAGCAGAGCAGAGGATCATGTTACCCTTTCCACGACGAGTCTCTTGTGCGATTGCGTTTGCATCACGCTCGATTTGGAAAATAAGTCCCTTGAACTTCTCAACTGACCATCTACCGTTAGAGTCGATATCTAAGTCGAAAGTACCAGCAGAAGCAACGTTAGTTTGTGCACCAGACTTAGCAACCTTGTAGATTGTTCTGATAACTTCTCTGTTGATTTCAGCAAGAATCTCAGTAGAAAGAATGTTAGCAAGTTCTGCTTCAGCATTCAATCCGTGGATTGCCTTCAAGTCTTGAGCAAGCTCTAGTGAGTACTCAGCTTTCAACGCACGAGATTTCGCAGTAACTGTTACTTTCTCGATGGAGAATGCCATCTGGTTGAACTGGGTACCACCGCCATCTCCAAGAGCTTCAGCGTCCTCAGTATCCATACCTTGTCCAGTTACATATGCCTTTTGCTTAGCATTTGATTCTGGGTTAAGTAGTCCAGGATTACCTGTGTTAGTTGCGTTAGCACCTGTTTGAGATGTTGTACCGAAACCAACGGATGCTCCGTCAGAAGTTTGTTGTGTGTAACCAGAGTTGGTTGCAGCAAAAGTGCTATCCTGTCCAGAGAATGCAGAATCTGCTTCATCGAATAAAGCTTCTGTTCCGTCTTGTCTGGTGTAGCGTGAACGCATCGCAAAGATGAGTCCAGTTGGTCCATTCATTGGTTGAACACCAGCCAAGTCATATGCGACTAGGTTTGGCATTGAACGACGAATAAGACTAATAAGTACAGGGTCGAAACCTGCAACAGGTCCTGAAGCAGCAGTTAATCCAGATACACCTGGTGTTGTGGTTGTTGAACCAGTACTATTTGCTGGTGCTTCTGAAAGGAATTCTCTCTCCTCTCTAAGTGCGTTTTCTTGGTTCTCCAGGAGAACTGCAGTCACCATTCTACGATGTGAATCTGTAATTTTATCCGAACCTTCGTGGTCTAGGATAGGTGCCCACTTCTCCTGCAGTTGTTCAGCATTGAACATTTGCATTTGATTTTTCCTCTTTTAAAAAAAGTTTTTTTTGTTTGAATTTATGATCTAAATAATCACTTTTTAGCAACTCTAGTCATTGTCTGAAGATATCTTTCCATTGTATTAGAAACTGCTTTGGATGAATAATCCGTTGCTTCACTTTCTTCAGTTAAATTCTCAGATTTGCTCTGAGTGTTAGGTGTACCCTTTGATGGGAAATAAGATTCCTTAAGAGTTTCTAACTTCTCACGATAGCCGTTTTCACTTTCAAACTCAACATTTTCTGCTAGAGTAGCGAGTTTATCCCTTTGTGTCTGTGCTAGACCTTCAGTAACTTCGGCAAAAATTACGTCAGCGGTTGACTCAGCCAATCTCTTGTTTAGAGCAACGTTCTTATCGATTTGCTCGTTGAGTTTTGACTCCATTTCATCAAGTTTATCTACCATGTTCTCGATGACATCATATTTTTCTTCAGGAATAGTTACATAATGATCTTCAAAAAGCTTCTTCATTCCTTCAAGGAATGATTCTGTCATCTCAGTCTTAAGACCGTGCTCGACTGCAAGTTGATTTTCAGAAACCCACTCGTCAGCAACATACTCAAGATAAGAATCTACTCTATCGGTTAATTCTTCCTTGATAGTCTTGACTTCTTCCACAAGATTTGATTCGTACTCAGACTTAATGCCTTCTGTGATTTCTGCTACTTTAGACTTTATAGCAGTTTCAAAGATAGTACGTGCTTTCTCTTGGAATTCTTCTGAAAGTTCTTCGCCAGCAATAAGTGCGTTGATGTCCTCCTCAACGTCAATCTTATCTTCAGCAACAACTTCCTCTTCTGTAGTCTCTTCTTCAGCGACTACTTCATCCGTTGTAGTTTCCTCCTCAGAAACAACATCTTCAGTAGTTTGCTCTTCTTCAGCAACTACCTCTTCAGGTTTTTCTTCCTCTTCCTTAACACCTGCTGGTGTAGGTTCTGCAGGTTTTGCTCCCTTATTAACAACGTCTTTGACTTGCTTAAGAGATCCACTAGGGACTTTTAACTTAGCTGAATCGTCATCGACTTTGTAATTTTCAGGAGTAGGACCGCCAAGATCTTCGACACTGGCACCTGAAAGTTTTTGCATTGGTTCCGCAGGTTTAGCACCTTTGGTTACCACATTCTCTTCGATGTTTTCCATTTCTTGTAATTTGCTACCAACGGACATTTGTTTAGATATGTGTTTAATCTGTATTTATTTATAGAACTTATAGATTTGATAAGAAATCGTTGAATAAATTCAACTTATGCTCTTCAAGTCTATTTTGATCGACTAAGGTATTGATTGATTTCTTAGTCTTTTCTGCGAGTTGTTCACGAAGGATACCTCCTTCCCAAACCCACTCTTTTCCTTCCATGATTCCAGATACAAAAGCATCAGGAGCAGAAGGATCGGCAACGATATCAGCAGCAGTTGCTAACATGAAATCTTCACCTACAACTTTACAACCAGTATGATCTTCTTTTAGAGAACCAACTCCACGAGAAGAAACACCAAGAGTTACACCTTCAGTAATAAGAGATTTTGCAATCTTACCCATAGGTGTTTCAAGTAGTTGTGCCTTACCAATAAAATTATTTCCTTTTTGCTCAAGACGAACAATTTTATGAGAAACTCTATCAAGGTTTACAGTTGGACCATCTGGATGTCCCAACTCACCAAGTGCACGTCCTTTCTGAACAAAGGACTCATTGTACCTACTAACTTCTTTAGTAAGAGTATTTACTGGATACATTCTACCATTACGATTTTTGATGTCACCTTGTAGGAAGACACCCTCAATATACATTTTCTTTTTAGCACCTTTACCTTCAACGATAAATTTGACGCTAGATATTTCTTCCGTAATGAGTTTCATTTTTTTAATTGGTAAATCCTACTTTTGTACCCTTAACATCAGTTCCAGCATTAACAAAAACAACATTTGTTGGGTTTTTTTCTATTAATTCTGAAGTATTTGCTAACATTGTGAAAGTTCCTATAGTAGAAGAACCACCATTATTTTCGGCAATAGTAACAACATAATCAGTTGTACTTGGGTTTGCAAGACGAACAACTGTTGCTTCAGTAAAACTTGATGCTGCAGCAACAGCATTTGGAACTGTTATTTCAGATGCTTTTACGAGAATTCTTGTCATTCTTCTGGTTCCTCTGTGGGTTCTGTTTCTACTTCAGTTTCAGGTTTCATTCCCCCTTTAGGGTTATATGGTTTTGTTTCAAACATAGAATCTGACACTTCTTTACGAAGTGTTTCTATTTTTTCTGCTGCTTTTGTATATAAAGTATCTTTAATATCTTGACTAATATTAGATGCTTTAGAATCTTGAGCAATCAAATCTATAATATTATCAGGCATGAAAATTGATATAGTAATATATTTTATTTATATCTCGGCCAATTTAGTATCTTTATTTAACTGATCATTGGTAATTGCTGGAGCAGCTGCTTCTTCTGGAGGAGCACCCATTGCCATTACATCTTCTTCAGTTCCAGGTGGTAATGGTTCTCCAGTAATTGGATCTATAGCATCTGGATCAGGAATAGTTCCATCCTTTATTTCCTTCTCAATTTGCTTATCCAATTCTTCAATTTCACCATCAGTTTGTCTAAGGATTTTCTTACGAACCCATTCATTAGAATAATACTTTCCAATATAAGGTTCAATAGTTGCAAGAGTTCCTAACCTCTCATTCATCAATTCACTTTCCTTTAATTCTGCAAATTGATTATCATATACAAAATCATACTGAATATGATCGTTGAGTGATTCCCAATCTTCTGGTGTTATGACATTTTTCAGAATTAACTGAGTTCTGAGCATATCATTAAACATGTTAGCAAAACGCTTTCTTAAACGTCCTACAAACTTAGCAAATTTAAGTTCATCTCTTAAAATTTC